GGGTTTATATTTAAATTCGTTTTTTGTGGCATTTTTTAGAATTCTAGAATAATTTTAACATCTTCTTTTTGTCTAGCGTTTCTCGTAATCAAAGGACGATTATCAAGATAAACTATATCACCTGACTTTTTATTTATCTCAGGATTAGACACCCCTTGTGTAAACTGTGTGTCTAATGAGATTAACTTAGTGCCTGTTGGATTTGTGCTAACACCTGTAAATCCAGTATCTATAGATCCATTGAATCCACTAGTCCCACAATTAATTTGATTAGTATTAGACTCAAAGGCATGAACTTTAGCGAATGTTGATACTCCAACATAATCTATTGTATCAAATGAAGTCTGATTCAAGAAACTTGATCTATCCTGAACAAACTTTATAACTTTGGTGTCTACATCATATGCTGCAACAAATCCTTTTGCTGTTCCAGCAGTAACTACCTGACTGATAGTTTCACCAATTTGTGGTGATCCATTTGCAGTTGATAGTTTCAATGCACCTACAGACGAAAATGTAGGGTCTGTGAATAGTGCAGTGGATCCTATGGATGTTGGATTCTTAAGAATACCAATTTGAGAAAAACTAGTATTTACAGGAAAATCATTTGTTGTGGATGTATCAAATCTAGCAAATACTAAAACCCTATCTGATCCTAACTCCTTGTAGATATCATGACCATGACCTTTAGATGGTGGGATTATTGGTATTAAATTTGCTTTAGTAGATGCACTCGTATTACCAATCGCACCTAAATCAACCATACCATAAGTATATCCTTTACCACCTGCAGAAACTACTGCATTTGTGACTTTTCCATTTACGACATCAACAACGACTTTACCACCTGTACCATCACCAAGTATGTTTACCTCTTGACCAGTTCCATTTGAGTATCCTACTCCCTGATTTTCAATGTAAACTTTTTTAATTTGATTATTGTTAACATCAGAATCACCATTGTCTCTAACTGCTACAACTTGAGAATCAGTTGACGTTGACCAATTATTAGATACAGAAATAAAATCTGTTGAGTCAAATTTAATAATGTCGCTAGGAGATACAGTGAATAAGTACTTCCACAAATAACCATCTCCGCTTGTACCAGCTTTAGATGGTTCCAAATCAGTAAATGTTGGTTCATCTAAAGAAGAATTACCAGTAGTGTTAATACCAGAGGATCCATTATCAATACAAATATAAACTTTAAAATCACTATTCATAACATAGTAATTTGAATCATATAATCTTGCTGATCCTGTGATAGGTGATGTATTATTCAGGTTATAGTCGTGACGATACATCTCATACTTGGTTCCTCTTGTCCAAGATATTTTTCTTACAAGTCTTCTAACGTTATCAGAAGTGACTTTCTTTCCAAAAGACATATTATCTCCTACAAAATTCATGTAGTTAATATTATCTGTTGGACTTGGTGTATCAGTATTAAAATCTGTTTTTCTACCAAACCCTGATGTAGTTGGATTGGACAGACCAACAAACACGTAGTAAGAATTGTTAGAGTCTGTAACGTTATCTACAAAATTACTTGCGTTTAATATTCTAAACTGATCTGTTACAATAGCGGCCATCGAATTGGGTTTTTTCTATATTTATACGTCAGAGACTGAGTTATTTACTTAATCCACCAGTATCTCTTAAACCTTTCCCTCGTCTCTGTATTATAGGGAAGGTTGAGAGACCTGTAGTAGCGGTAAATCCAGTAACTCCAATAGATATTGGAGAACTTGATCTTGTGAATCCTGAGATCTTACCGAACGATAATGTTCCGCAAGGATTAGTTGCTGAACCAGTTGTAGCAATACCTACAACACTTGTTGTTGATAATATGTTACATGTTAATACACCTGCTTTAGTATCAACATATATTTCATCAACTTTATATACATTATCTACGAAGGTGTTACCTATACTTACGATTGATGAATCATGTCCATCAATAGAAGTAATTCCATACCCAGTCACGGTATCAGATATGAGGATTCTATCACCATCAGATATTGGCGAAGTGCCTTTGGTATCACCAAGACTTGGATGTGTGATGAAAAATTCAATTCCAAGAGGATGACCACCAATACCTGTTGCAGTCTGAATTCCAGTGATAATACCAGAGAATCCAGTAGCACCAGCACCAGTTATGTTTTCAAGTGATACATTAGGTAATGCGGTAATTACTTGTGGTGGAATCGAATGTGTATATCCAAGACCAGGATTTGTAATATTTGCAGTTCCAGATAATGTACCGTTTACAACACTTAGTGTCGCTGACGCAGTAGTTCCAATGCCTACACCTATTGCACTTGGAGCAGATATCTTAACATCTACTGTGGATCCAGTATATCCTGATCCACCACTGCCTATGGTAAGTGCACTGATTGTACCTGCTGCAGACACAGTTGCTGTAATAGCAGCAGCAACAGGATCTCCAGACGTATTCACAATCAAAGCGTCAAGATCTCCACCACCTTCATAATTAAATATTCTTGCATTGTCTACGAATAGATCAGTGCCTGATGATGAAAGATCACTTATAATTCTACTTGTTGGGTAAACAATTGGTTCAATAGAATCTCTTGCTTTTGAAACTGCTTCACCAGCGATGTTCTTATCTACTTTTTGTTTAGTCCAACTTATAGGTCTTGATACAGTGCTTATACCTAAACCTGTGTATAAATTTGTCTCTACCTTGTCTGAAGTTGTAATATTGTAAATTGTTCTTGGATCTTGAGTAAGTGTATTTGGATCGCTATCTCTCTTTTTAAGGGTAAGAATATCACCTTGTTTAACAGTTTCTACAGTGTTAACTGAAAGACTATCTGTACCACGGGATCCTCTGTAGAAAAATATATCAACTTTATCATCTTTATCAGGTGCTTCACTAAAGGTAAATGATGTACCACCTTCAAACTGGTAGTGTTGACCAGGTTCCTGTATTACACCATTTACAAATATTAGGAGTACAGCGTTCAAATCAATCTCAGGGTTGTTTGTTTCAAAACTGAGTAGTTCTTTATTAAATTCTAATGGGAATCTTGTCCTTGAACCATTTTGTAAGTTCTTAATAGAATCTACATTATCTAATTCACCAAACTGCCATGATGCAAATGAATCAGTGAATGTCTCAAGAACAGTTAATTCAAAGTCTTGAACTACTGATCCTAGTCCACGATCAGTTACAAGTCCAACTGGTTTGAATACATCACCCTTTCTGAAACCATATCCTGGTCTTGAAATTTTAAATGATTTTACCTCACGGAGAGTAGATCCTATACCTACTGTGCTTGTTGGACCTACGTCAACAGATATTAATAGATTTCTACCAGTCTCAGTTGTCGCACCAACGCCTAATCTTGATACACCAACAACTTCAAGATTCTCATATGATGGTTGTGGTATGTTGATTTGTGGTTGTACGTAGCCAGTTCCACCATTTGCAACTGTAAATGTGAGTGTTCCTCCTACGCCCACTGTCGCATTTACAACAGCACCAGTTCCTGCACCACCACCAGCACCAACATTAATTGTAATTGTATCAGTTGTTGTCGCTGTAATCGTTGTCTGTATACCTACAATTGGATCACCATTTGTTGATGTTGGTGTAGGTCCTGAGCGTGGATATGGATGAAGGGTTTTGAAATGATCCTTAGAGCACCTGAATACGATACCACCAGTATCAATACCAACTGTGTCGTTAACATTTAAATTATGAGATGGTATCGTAATAACAAACTCTCCACTAAATGAAGTGTACACTGCATTTGTCGCTGTGTATGCAGGACCTGCAAATGATCCCTTTCTGATAGATCCTATACCAGCACTCTCAAATCTATGCTCATACGCTACATCTGTGACTCCAATCGCCACTGTACCCCTATATCCAGATCCATGTGTATCTGCAGTTCCTATTCCGACAGCAGTAATTACGCCATTCTGATTCTTGACTGCGGTGACTGCAGCACCCACTAATGGAGCAAACCCTAATCCATTTGTTGATCCTAGTGAAACAATAACTCCACCTCTTGGTAGTTGGTTCTTATTAACATCTTCATTTGATAAGATTAAATTATTATTACTATCAGTGATGCCTGTAAAGGTTACGCTAGTAATTCCAGTCGCTCCCTCTACAAAATCATAAATGTTTCCAGAATTATTGGTAGTGGTTGGAGTCTGGAAAATATCATTTAAGAACAATACGCCACTTCCTGTCTCTATACCCGTTGTATTCGCACCACCCACTGTAAGTGTGTATGTCGCACCTATACCTGTGAAATCTCTACTAATATTATCAAAAACAGTATTAGTCGTATAATCTTGTCTTTGATACACCCTTCCACCAAAGGTTGATCTTGCTTCAGGAATAAGAGTTTCAGGATCAAAAGATCTGGTGTTATCACCTAATGGAGGTTCTGTAAAATGTATTTTACTACCCACAAAGTTATAAGATCCTAAATGAACTCTTGCTGTAGCACCATCATTATGTGAAGCAGCAGTAGATCCAACCACACCTCTGGTTACATCAATAAGACTGAACGCACCAGATCCAGTAATAGGTCCGACTGCTGTTGTTCCAAGACCAACTAAGTTCACCTTCATAAACTCATCATCAACCTTAATTAAATCACCACTAGCAATCGTACCAATACCTGATAGTGCAAATACTGTTTCACCTGCACCCACAGATCCATAATTATCTTGTAAGGTATATGATAACTTAGTAAATGCTATTGGACTCTGAGCAACACCATCAATTGAAATAATTGCTTTGGATAGTTTCTTATCCATTGTAAGGGTATGTGCGTTACCAGCACCAGCAGATGAGAAATTGATAGCAGTTCCAGCAAGGGCATTGTTTCTTGTTGTCGCTAGTTTAAATTCATCAGATCCAGTCTTGATCGCATATACAGTGGTTGGAATATTACTTCCTCCTGTTTGTATACTAGTTGCTGTAACACCTGAGAAAGTAGATCCAAATGCGTAAGTTAGTTTTTCACCAGTATTGAAGAAATGATCTGGTACATTGAATATGTTTGTTGATACATCTAATGCTGTGGTTGGATCAAAAGTTTTCTGGAATATCGGAACACCCTCATGTTTGATATCAAAGTCAGTTCTGTTAACTCTATTTCCATTTCTGGCGTTGTAACCAGCAGTGATCACCTCTTCCCTTATAGTTCCATACGATAATGCATCAGGGATATTAACTAAATCAGATGTAGTTTGAATAATTTCACTATGTGTCTGAACAGTGACGTTTGATATACCTGCATCTGGGAAAAACTTAATATCAAGATTAGATCCATTAAATTCAGATCCAAATGTTCCAATACCTGTGGTATTTCCAGTTCCAACTGGTAAAAATGGATATTGGGTGATATATGAGTCGGTAGTATCATTAATTATAAGGAATTGATGTAGTGCAGAACTATTACCATATCCTACCTTAGCGATTGCCTTAACAGTTGTAACATCAGATTTTCCTACACTGAAAACAGTTCCAGTAGAAGCGATGCTTACATAGTTTGTTTGCAATCTAGCAGAATTGACTGAAGAATCTGGTTGTCCAGATGCTTTGAATGTATGAGTTCCAATCCCTGAAGCAGTTGTTCCAAATCCAACTATCTTAGTCCTTACAGTAACATCATTAGGATCGGTGTTTATATAATCAAGTGTTAATATCCCAGAACTTATACTTGAAGTAAATGTTCCAATAAATCTATCAGATATTGAATCATTTGCATCATTATCAAAGTAAAACTCTGATGCAAAGGTATTAGTATTATCATGATCTATGAATATTTCAGCATAAGTTCTTTCATTAGTGGTCGCATTTAATATTTCAGCATTTACAAATAGAGATTCAGTTTTTGCTACCTCTCTGTAGAGTAAGTTATTTGTAGATCCTGCACTAATTATTTGATTAGATGATATTAAATCAACAAAACCTACTGTTATTGAGGTAGATCCAATGCCTGATGATGTAAATTTATTTTTAATAATTTTTAAATCATAATCAGTATTAAACTTTTCAAATGGTGTAAATCTAAGACTTAAAGTATTATCAGTTAAATCACCCTCTATATTTGCAATTTGGCGATCAGACCTATTATCAAGAGATCCCTTCTCAAAGGTTATAATATCTCCTGTTGGAGATGGTAATGTTATTATCTCTGTTGCCTGTCTCTCACTACCTGCTGGATCAATAACTTGAACTAAAAATCTAGAGTATCCATCTAACAAATTGTAGTCGTGAGCATCTACAAATAATTCTGATTCAGATCCACCAGCGTTAGAGAATTGTGAACTGATATCATCAATTGATAATACTCTATTACTAATACAATTGATAAAATCTGATAACTTTTTGTTGTTAAATTTAATAAATTTAGATTTAGTTGGATTGAGGTCATCTGGTAAAGCATCAACATCTATACCTAGATCAAAGAAATTAAGTGTATCAACTCTATTTTCAGTTATAATATCTAATGTGGCGGTGCTAGTTGATTCTAAACTTGATCCTATTGATACTTTACTTACATTGGTGATACCAGTATCAGAAAAATTCTTCAATCCTGTTGGATGAACCAATCCATTTACGGTTGATGATAGTTTATCATATGTTTGACTACTCTTGATTGTATATGATAAATTCTGATAGTAATCATTATCAGGTAACACTTGATAATCTAAATTTAATTTACCAGTATCATTTGACCACCCAGTGTCTTTTCTTAATGAATAATCAACTTTAAATATCGCCCTATTGTCTTTGAATATCTTAATTGTAGCAAGAGTTCCTGAATTTTGACCAAATATTTGATCACCAACTTTTAGTTCATATGTTCCAAATACTTTTACTGTATCATTTAAATTTTCAGTGATAACCAAATCTCTCTCAATAAAACTAGTTCCCACTTTTGTAAATATCTTTTCACCTACTAAGAACGCTTTAGGTTTTTGTGTTACTCTAAAGATTGGGTAATTAGTCTTCTTAACGATAGATGCAAAAGAATTTTGTGATGTAACAGCGATACCAGGATTTGTTGTTACGAATTTTGATGCGTCAAATACTAATTTTGCTGGATTTGTGTTTGAATATGAAATTACATCATAAAAATTATATTTGTTATCTGCAGAATTAAACCCATCACCTGGTGTATTTGGATTACTGTCGTCAATATTAACTATTCCCTCAACGAAAACTTTATCACCTACAGCAAATGGTGCTGCAGTAAATCCAGATATTGGTGTTGCTAGGAAACAAGTAACTATACCTGCAGTGTTGGTAAAGCAACTATTAATACCAATACCATTATCATTGTTTTCAGCAAAAACCAAATTAGTAACTTCATTGAGACCAACAGGTGTTTCTAATATTTCGATTTCACTAATCGCTGCACCTTGTATTTTTGCTTTTAATACACCTGTATCATATTTTGTTCCAGTCTCTGGATTTACAAGTGATAAATCTGGAGGTGAGCTATAACCTTTACCGCCATCAACTATTTCTATATCTACTATTTCATTTCTATCTACAACAGTAATATTGGGTGATATGTAAACCTCTGGGTTTAATGTCTTATCTGCGGAGAAGTCAAAACCTTGATCATTAATCGTAAACTCATTAATTCTACCAACTGTTTCTGATACAGGAATTATATCTGCATTAATTCCATTAGTTGATGCGATACTTACAAACTCAGGTAGTTTTTTGTAGTTTGCACCACCAAATGAAAGGTTCAATGAACCAACTCCACCCTCTGCTGCATATGATTTAGTCGTGTAAGATAAATCTGCAGTTGTTTTAACATACGATAACTGCTCTGGTGATTCACTAACAGAGATATCAAACGTTGTTGCACCTACCCCAGAGATGGTATACGAACCATTATAACTACTATCCTCAAATATAATCTCAGAATAATTCCTTACATCAGTATCAGCAGTGCTTATAAATCCTGCTTTTTCTAATGAATAATAAACCTTAGTAGGTAAAGCATCATCATAGTATAGAGTTGTTGTGCTACCAGCACTAATAACACTAAAGTTAATTGTTGATCCAATTGAAACTAATTCATTATTAAATTCTCTATCATAGAATATTTTTAAATTATATCCGCTGAGTGAGGCATCTCCTGTATTGAAAACTAAGTTATTATTTTTAATAACATGAATGATAGGATTAATAGCACTAATTTCATGCAATGAACCCTGTGATTTAAGATCTACGATAAGTGGAGGTTCAGTCAAACTATCTTTTCTAGTTAAAGAAAGATTAAATTTATTATCATCAACTCTATGAACAAAGTATGATCCAGTTCCTAAACCACTTATAAAATTACCAGAATCGTAGAATACCTTCTCTCCTGTTTCAAATCCATGAGATGTTAACTCAAATTCATTTTTAGTTAAATTTACAGATGTAGATCCAAATGATATTGGATTTACTAATATTTTATCATTTCCCGAATTATACTTAAGTAGTATAGATTCAGATGACCCTATCCCTAGAGACTGTTTAGGTTTTACTGTTAAATTAACTATATCACCATTTTCAAGTCCATGGTCAGTTGATATTGATATAGTAGATTTAATTTTTTCAATTCTAGCAGTTTCTTGTGAAAAATTAGATTCAATTGAATATATGAAGTCAGTATCATTATTATTAGAACTGAATGATCTGAAGAACAAACCATCAGTGCTGGTGGTTAAACCTACCTGAGTAGTCAAACCTATCAAATTATCAGATTTATTAATTACAAATAAAGTTTGTGTTTCACCAGATTCAGGAATATTGAAAGTTGCACTATCACCAGTGTTTGATACAACAATACGTGTACTACCACCTTTCGTTAAAGTAACTTGTTGATTTTGTGTAAATGGATGATTAGGTATGAATATACTTTGATTTGGAATTGAAGTTGGGATAGGAATATTACCGATTACTATTGTGGATATTCCACTTTGACCAGATACCGTTCCAATTCCAAGTTCCTGATTTGGATTGAAGAATATCTTATCATCTAATTTTGATTCAAAGAAAGGTGTTGTTAGTGGAACTGTAAATTTATCAGTAATTTCTACTATCTCTGTTGATGCTGTATGGATTCCAGCAGTATGTTCAGTTCTTGCACGAATTACTCTTCTATCAGGAAATACATTTAAGACGGTTAGTCTTGCTGTGCCTATTCCAATTGTTGACCCTACAGAAATGTTTGGAACATTTGAGACAAATACATCAGTCACTATACCTGCTGCAGTAATCGCTGGAGTATCTGCAATAAGTTTAGTTTTTTCTGAAGAGACTCCAATTACATGTTCCCCGTTTAATTTCGCAATAAATGTAGATATTCCTGAAATTACTACAGTATCATTGTCTAGTAAAGTATGTGGACTATTTGTATGTACAGAAATCTCTCCTGATTTCTTCCAAATTAATTTTGCACTCTGATAATCCTCTTTTATTGTTGCTAAATTTTCTACAGTTTTTCCTGTTACTGATCCCACTGATGCACTTATACCACCACCATTTGTACCTGTATTATCAAATTTAACTAAATCACCTACTTTATAACCTTGACCTGCTTCATGTATATCAAATGATTTTACAGATCCTTTACTTACAGACTCAATAGTAGAACTCTGTAGTAGTATTTCATTTGGTTCATTTATAAAATCATTATCAGATCCAGAATCTCCTACAGCGTATGGTAGGGTATTTCTTATCAAATCTGAATTATTAAAATCAAATGTTTGATCAAAAACCTGATCAATTAATTTTGATCTATAAGTATTACCTATAAAGTATGGAAATACTGCAGATTGATTATTAGTATTAATTCCTACGAAATATGCATAAACACCATTCGGATACTCAGGAGTTTTACCAAATCTACCATTATGCTTATCCAAATCTCCTGAATTATCAAACTTGTAGTCATCTACAAAGAAACCATTTGTAAATCCAGATGGTCTGTCTGTAACATCAGATGGTGATAAAGCGTAACTAGTGGTAAGATTTCTTATCTGTGAGTTTGAATCTGAAGGATCATCGTAAGCATATGGTCCATAAATTGGATTACCATCATATGCCCAACCTATTATTGGCGAATGGTTGATACTATCATCACCAAAATCTGATAGACCTATAGCAGTTGTATATCCAACCATACCATACTGTAAACCACTCTCTGTGTCCCGTAATATCTCATCCCCATGTCTTTCATGGTTGTTAAGTGAAAGGTGTCTTACAGACGCTTCTAACTTAGAATTAGAACCTTTTGATATTACTTTGATTGTAGTTGTAGCAGCAGTGTATCCAATACCAGTGTTCAATACAACAACGTCTGTTACCTTTTGGTTTTCAATTACTGCTCTTAATTTTGCACCTGTTCCTGAACCAATACCAACAACTTCTAAGTCGGGGGGTGAAGTATACTCGCTTCCAGTATTCGTAACTTGAACATTTACTATTCTACCACCGTCAATTATTGGTTTTAATTCTGCACCTTTACCAGTTTTTACAGTAATTGTTGGTTTTTTATGAAAATTAATGGTTGTAGAACCATATCCAGTTCCATTATTGTACAAATAAACGTCAGAAATATATCCTTTTATAACAGGTGTTGCAGTAATTACTCCAACTCCTCCAATAATATCTGCATTTACTGTTACATTTATTGGTGGATATGCAAAAAACTGCTCACTACTTCCTATGGAAACTATATTTACATAATTATTTCTATCATAATTTGCAGAAATTGTTCCAGCAGCACCTGCATTTGCTAATCTAAACTCATTCTCATTTAATTTAATTACTTTATATTGTAAGTTAGTGTCTAAACCACCAATAACTGTTCCGTCAGTGCTATAAGTAATTAATTCACCATCATTAAAACCATGATTTTTGAAGAAAATTGTATCATGTGCAGTGCTAATTCCTGTAGGTTGAACAATTAATTTACGATTTTCAAATTCAGTACCTGCATTTATTACAGAAATTTTTGAAATAGTGTTATTTGCCTTCTTTGTCCTGAATTTATGTGTACCAGATGTTTCTGCAGTTGTGAAACCAACGGTATTGATACCTGCAGAATAGTCTGCTTGAGTTTCATATAGATTAATTGTTTTGTTATTTACAACCTCTGCAACATAAACCGATCCATTATTAAGGGTTAAACCAGTAATTAAATTAATTCCATCTTGGTAAGCGGTTGTGCGAATACCAACTCCTATCGCAGTATTACCATTTCTATTGTAAATTAATTCATCACCACTAATTAAATTATGATTTTGAAGAAAAGTAATATTATCATTTGTTACATCAACACCACCACCAACTGTATTCTGTCTTCCATCGAATGAAAGTGTTCTATGTCGCTCCTCTAATTGAGCATTAAGCAAAGCTCCTGTAGAATTACCACCTGTAATTGTTACTGATGATACCTTTTTTATATCAAAATCTTGAGGATCTACATAAACCTCTGTGAGTGTGCCTTTTACTATCGGTTGAACTAACGCAGTGGTTAAACCTGCTTCAACAGTCACAGAAGGTAAATTGATAACATCAAAGTTAGTTCCACCATTAAACACTCTAATGCTCTCTAGCGGTCCGTAGTAAACTTTGTCCTCAGACTTATAGTTTATAACCTCTACACCATTCACAAGCATTCCAAGAGCACCTGGTGCTGTTACAGTATTATTTCCTGTTTTTATATCAAGGGAGTATGGAAATTTTCGTAATAAGTTTTGGGGATGGATAAATTGAGTTTTTTGTGAGACTAGAGTAAACTTGTGAAACCCTGATGATGAGGGTGCAGAAAAATATTCACGAGTTGGTGATATTGAATTATCAGAATCAATTAAAGATCTAGATCTATATAATTGAACTTTTTTCTTATCTGATAGAACTTTAACAAAATATGAAACTCCATCTTCTAATCCGTCAAGGGTATTATTCTCTGCATTATAAATTACCTCTTCTCCAGTTTTGAATGGAACATCACTATTAAAGACTATTACGCTGAACTTAAGTTTATTGGTATCAAATTCTTGTAAGTTTGTGGATACAAGAGATGTTATAATCGCTTGATCAAGATTTTTAGTTAACGTATATGATGGAAGTGAACTAGCAGCAACATAAAAACAGTTTTCCTTTTCTGTGTATAAATTCTGAATATCTGAGGTGATCAAATCATTTCCATAGACTAAAGGTGCACCACTACTATTAACTGTTTCTAATTTTCTCCGTATAGAATACTCTGTAGTCGCTGAAGGAGACCCACTTAAACCACCCAGAGTGACTTGTTTACCATTTATAGTCTGAACTGTCGCATCTGCAAAAGCAACAGTCTCAGACGCTCCTAGAAGCACATCAACAATATCACCAACCTTTAACGCAGATGGATCGGGGGTGGTTTTTAAATTAAAACCATTATTTGTATTATCAACAAAAAATCTAGAACTTGTATTATAAATCCAAGAATTAGCAAATATTTGTTTTTGAGTTTTATCAAATTCTGGATTTTTTATCTTTTCACCAACATTTTTAACATATATTTTTTCTCCTTCAGATACTGATGATACATCTCCTATTGTTTCAACGTCAGATAAGACTCCAGTAATTCTTATTTCTACCTTTTTTGTTAAATCCCCATCTTCATAACCAAAAAATACATCATTTGTCCTTATTGGTGATTTTACATCCATTGCATTATCGACACCAACACAACCTAAGAATTGATTGATAGATTTTGATGAATATGTGATTATATTATCACCAGATAGTAAAGTTCCTGTTGTTCCAAACCCTACAGTGCTGTCTACAGTGATAACTGATGATCCAACTGATACAGGATTAATGTTTGCAGTTTTAGGTTGTATTTCAAATGTTCCTTCAATTAAATCTCTATCATCAAACCCAACAAATAAACCTAACTTGAAATATGTGCTGATTCCCGACCTCGTAAATATCTCAACCTCTGAAACTGATGCCTGTGTATCTAAATCTGATGCTTTTCTAATTGTTTGACCAACTAATTTATCAGGATCTCCAGAAATTCTTTCTGCAACAACAATTTCTCTTCTTAAAAACTCTGCTGAAGATGGTTTTGGTAAATATTGCTCTAAATCTATAACTTTTGGAACTTCACCAAATAATACTTTGAATAAAATCTTAAATGACTCTTCAGTTCCCTTCGCTTCATAGAATGACCTTGCTTCTTTAACAAAATTATTTACATCAAGATCTTCTACAAAATCAACATTCTCTAAACCTGGTGTAAAAGTGTATTTTAACTTCCTATAAAACTCTTTAAGGAAATTAACACTTAAATTAACAACATCACTACCTGCTTCATGCTCTACTTGGTTTGTTTCTTCAAAAAGTAGTTCTTCCGAATCAAGATTTGTTCTGTAACTCGAAATACCACTAAAACCCCTAACAACACCTGTGAAGGTGTTAGTATTAATCCCAGTATAAGTGCATATTTCATCACCAATTTTGAATAATCCATATTGAGAGGGAAATCCCTTAGTTGAATAAACTTGTACACTGTCTGTAGAGGATGATATGCCTGAATATAATGTAGTTTTACCAGATATTACCTCTGGAGTCAAATTATCTAGTTTTATGTACTGGTCAAGGTTATCTGCAAGATCTGTAGCACCTGATTGGTGCTCTTGAGAAATGTAATATTGTTTTAAGAAGTCGAGCGTCTTTGGACTCTCTGCCCGAATGAAGTCAGGGAGTTGATTCGCTAGTATTTGCTGAACCTGTACTCGTTTCTCAAAACCAGTTTGTATCATTTCTTAGTATCCGCCTCCAGACGATGGTGTGCCTGAGCTAGTGCTTGTTGTAGTTGACGATGATGTAGTAGTTGTGGTTGATACTGAAGCAACTGCTGTTGATGTATCACCTCTCTTCAGACTTCCATTCAAATAACTTGATGTTGTCTTATATCCGACACCAGATATCTGCTCTCCAGATGAAATTGTATCCTTAATCATATTTATTGTACTATCTGCAACAGAAAAACTTAAATATAAGTCTTTTAGTCCAATTACGTCATTTGAATCTGGAAACGCTTGTATTTCAATAATATTATTTGGTTTTACAGTTGAAGTAATAGTCAATGTATTAACTAAAATTTCACCTTTCTTATAATCAACTGATCCAGCAGACTTAACTATCACGGTATATTCATTTGTATCCGCAGATTGTCTTACAACAGAAAGAACACCCATATCACCAGTAGCATCTGGTACATCAGTGAAGTATAAAGTTCCTGTTTGACCTGCTAATGTAAATCCTGTGCTTTTAATGTTGAATCCTTCAGAGTTTTTCTTAAATGAATTTCCATAACATATTTCATATTGTGCTGATTGATTTAGTAATACCTTCATATTACGTCTAATAATCACTCTAGTGATGTTTGATGTAATTGATGTGTCGGCACCATCAATAATTTGACCTAATTTACTATATTTGAATCTACCACCAAATTTATTAATGTTAGATGTAGAGAATGTGTTTAGAACATTTATTACTTTACTTTTTACCTCATTAACATTTGATACTTGCGAACTATTATAGTATACTGCACTATCAACTTCAACATATAATACCTTCAAATCAATAATTTTTTGATTTATTCCTGATAATGAGTAATTTTTTAGTTTTGACTGAATATTTTGCTTATCAAAGTCAGAAACATAGTCACCATTCTTTGGTTTAATGCTTATAAGCACTTGACCAAACTGCGGTGGATCGAGTTCCTCGCCCCCTACAACCGCTACAGACTCTGTATTAGGGTAAATAGACTGTATTATCGCTTCATAGTCTCTGGCGGTCACTGCACGGTACTGTGAGGCATATATTCTAGGTGCAAAATACTTAATTGAGTCAATACTCTCAATATCACCACCATTTGCTGCAGGTTCTTGAGTAGTTATGATGATATTATTAGTTGGAACAACAGGATTATCGTTAGAATCAACAACTCTTCCTGCATATGAGAAGTTAGCAGACCCATTTCCCGATTTTCCATCAGTAATTATGTAAGTTGCAGTAATTACTGCACCATTTTCGAGTTTTTTACCAAAATATCCATCACCAAACAGCAATTCGTACTTCTCATCCTGCACCTCTTGTATTAAATATGTCTCTGACGTTGAATCAATGTTTAAAATATTGCTTGCAAGTGAATATTCCCTACCTAAAGTGTTTGTATCTGATAAACCTTTGACTTTTACTACGATTGTTGAACTGTCTATGAAGGAATTATCAAGCAAAAAGCGTTGATCGAGTGATCCATCGACTAAAAACTGCTTTCTTAAGAAAGTTCCTTGAAAAACTTCAATATTTTCAAAGTTAGCGACACCATTTACCACTGTAGTAGTGATACTAGATGGTATCGAGAACATAATTGTGCTATTCTCAGACGCTCCTATGCATACTAGACCTGCTGATAGAGTCAATGTAGGTGTATTAGCAGTAGTTTCTATTGAAAAACTAATAATTGCCTTTGCTGCAGACCTTGAACGTGGTACATATCCTATATTTCTTGCTAAAGAAACCACGTTTTCTCTCAAAGTTGCCGAATCTAGGAAAGATTCATTCACAACCATGTTTGAGTTGAACGCAGTTATGTAAGTATTATATGCGAGAGTATCAATTAAGACTGAAAAGTTTGATCCATCAAAGTCGAAGTCCTTAAAATCAGAGTTTGCTCGTAAATAACTCTTAATTTGGGTTTTGATTTGATCAAAATCTAGGTTTGTAAACTTTGTAAAAGGCATATTATCGAGTTGCTTCTAAGATGAATGAGAATTCTTGAGGTGGTAACTCTTGTCCTACAATATCAAAGAAGATCGTAATGTTTATATTATTACGATCAGGTCTAGGTTCGACTTGAACGCTAACATTAGCGACTCTTGGTTCAAAGTTTTCTAAAGTTGCAAGTATTTCCTGCTCTATTAGAGTAGAAACACCAAAATCATATAAGTCAAATAGACTTTCATACACTGATGAACCCAAAAGTGAGTTAAAAAATCGTTCACCAGGAATTGTTTGCACTAAATTACGAACAGAACGACGAATTGCGTTCACATTTTTTAGAACGGGAAGATCTTTTGTGACTGGATGAGGGTCAAAAGACAAACTTATGTCTTTAAATGACCTTGAGACTCGTTGTCCGTACATTTAATAAGAGTTTACTCACTTTATTTATGTGAGTTGTGTAACACTTATCCTAATTGTGGATCAATAGTAATTTGTATATTCCCATCTATCGCAGTATTTCCGACTCCAACGTCACCAAATGATCTTTCTTTCGCTGTTTTCCAGAAATAATTCTCTTCATTACCCAATCCATCACGATCATGACCGTTTTCAACTTGATAATACACTGTTGAAACCTTAAAGTCAGGCATTTTTGGTGTCTCAGGAGTAATACTATTATCGTAAATCCTCATTCTATTGTTAGGATAGAGACAAAACTGTCCATTATCAAGTTCAATTAAGTTATGAGACTTATGTTCAGCAGGTTGTTCACTTGTAGAGTAGTCAATAGCGTCTACATCTTGGTGATAATTATCTAAAGTACAAATATAAGTGCCCGTTTGAGTTCCAAAGTCTCTTGTATAGACCTCATAGTGCATGGAACCGATAAATTGTTTCTGC